CTAATGTTAAACGATTTAAAAGAGATCAAGGTTTATATTCTGGGAGTCATAGGTTTCGCTACAGCAACCACAGGCTTACTCGTATCTGGCAGTCTTGCTTGTTTTGTTGGCCAATATCTAGGTAATTCAGCCGAGAATATTGTAAGATAAAATAAAATTAAATTAAAGGAGAAAAACAGTGATTTATTGGACAAAACCAGAATTAGTCTGGGATGAAGACCAGAACATGAATATCCCTACTGGGAAACTTTTACCTGTTCAAGAATCAGAAGAAGACTTTGTTCCTGATGGTGATGGATTCCAAGTAGATATGGGTGAAATCAAATACTCCACTTACAAAAAGAAACCAGAAAACTATGAAATCGTAGATGGAGTAGTTATCAAGAAATAAAGGAGTAAGTGGTGCAACAAAAACAAACAGTATTAGATGACATCAAAGAAGTTAAAGGCTATATCTTAGGTGTAATCGGTTTCGCAGTTGCTGTTTCGGGTTTTTGTACCGCTATCTTTCATTGGCAACCAGAGAAGATCACTGCAGTTACAGCTGTTGCTGCTACAGTGGCCATTTCTCTTGCCGTTTTAATTCAAAGGGCGGAAAACAGAAACATTAAAAGACTTGAAACCCATCAAATAGATGCAAATAAAAACTGGGAAGAAATTACAGTAACCCTAAATGATATTAAGAATCTTACTATTGAAAATCAACGTTCAACTTTAAGATTAGAAATGAATTCTTATATTAGAAACGATCCCGCAAATCATGATACCATTTTAGCCTATGGTCAGAAATATTTTATAGATTTAAATGGTGACTGGAAGGAAACCGATATCTTTCTAAATTGGGCTGAATCAGAAACCAAGAAAGGTAGACCAGTACATGTTCCTTCAGAACTCTTAACAAATGTTCAAACAAAACGGTTGAACGAAACTAAATAAATATTCCTCTTTTTAAATAAAAAATACAAAGTAACACAAATAAACTCCAAAAATCGTATAATTACTTTAATAAAAATTAAAAGGAGATAATCAATGTCTGAAGAAGAATACACTTTCACCGACGAAATTGGTCCAGGTGAAGATGCTCCAAAGGAGGACTTAGATGGCTCATTCTAGTTTAGCTACAGTATCAGTTCCTGCCTATGGCGGAAATTATACAAAAGGACGTTCAACAAAGATTCGCTGTATTACTATCCATCATATGGCTGGTGTAAACTCAGCTGAAGGTTGTGGACGTATTTTTCAAACAGTAGGTCGTAATGGTTCTGCTCACTACGGAATTGGTGTAAATGGCGAAATCGGTGTCTATGTTGAAGAAGAAAACACTGCATGGACAAATTCTAACTGGGCTTCTAACTGTGAATCTGTTACAATTGAGAATTCCAACAGTTCTACAGGAGGCGATTGGCCAGTATCTGATGCAACACTAAATTCTTGTGTTAAGCTTGTAGCTGACATCGCTAAACGTAATGGTCTTGGAACTTTGGTTCCAGGTCAGAATTTAACTTGGCACTCAATGTTTGCTGCTACAACATGTCCAGGAAATTATTTAAGAGCTCGTATGCAATACATCGCTGACGAAGCAAATAAGATTAACGGTGGTTCAACACCAACTCCCACTCCAGAACCTACACCAGCAGCAGATGGATTTAAGGTTGGGGACAAAGTCTCTCCTAAGGACTATGTTGATTACAACGGAACACGTTTGCTTAAAACCAGAGATTATTATTTCATTAGTTCTATTTCTGGTAATCGTGCTGTATTGGCTGCTGATTCTGTATCCGGTCCTATTTACGCAGCAATGAATACCAATAATTTAAATAAGGTAGACGGTGGTTCCACACCTACACCTACACCAACTCCTACTCCGGTATCTAGTGGATTCAAAGTAGGAGATAAAGTAACTCTTAAATCATTAAGAGATTATAATGGAACAAGTTTGATTAAGACTCGTGATTATTACTTTATCGGAGAGCTAAGTGGAGATCGTGCAGTTCTACATGCAGACTCTGCAACGGGTGCTATTTATGCGGCTGTAAATATTAACAACCTAAACAAAGTTGACGGAGGTTCTACACCAGCCCCTGCACAAGATAACACTATCCACAATGGTGACAAAGTAGTAGTTACAAATTATGTTGATTATAATGGAACTCGTTTAATGAAAACACGAGATTACTATTATGCTACGGAAATCAATGGTAACCGTGCAGTACTCAGAGCGGATTCACCAAGTGGTCCAGTATACGCTGCAATTAACACATCAAATATTAGAAAGGCTTAATAGTGAAATTACCTTCAAAAGTTTATGAAGTTCTACGTTGGTTTACTTGGATTGTTCTACCAGCTATTGCTACTTTAATTTCAGCACTTAATGCTGCTTGGAATTGGGGATGGCCGATTGATGCAATTCTGTCAACCTTCGCTGCAGTAGAAACATTTATCGGTGTTGTTCTAGGAATTGCAAAATTCTCAAATGACAAAGAAATTGCTATCGCTGAAGCTTCTAAATAATACGTTTATCCCTGGTTATTAACCGATATTTCCAGGGTTTACTTTAAATCAAGTACTTTACGTTGATTATACTTCTTTAGGAAGTAAATCACTTGATTAACATAAAGATGACTGTGGAAGAGTTTATAACTAATTTCTGAAGCAGTCATTTTTTGATACCATTCAAATATTTGGTCTTTGTTCTTTTCTAATTTTTCATAGATAGGTTTTGAACTCTGAATAGAATGTCCTTCTCTATATTCTCTATAACAACGTTGGGAACAAAACTTTTGTTTCTTGATAATTAAGTTTCCACAAATGGGACAATATTTCTCTTTTATCTTATTACAACTGGGTTTGAGGTTTTGAATATGAATTCTGATTTGATTATCTAAATCGTCTTTAGAACAGAAAGCTAAAACACACCAACTAAATTCTTCTCGATTTAAATTATAGATTTGTTGGAGTTTAGGATTAGGGCACTTCTTCCCTTCTAAACAATTGAATAAATAACCTAGGCTTTCAATTATGTTAAAAAATCCATCTATATAGTATATTTCTTGAGTTTTAAAATTAAAAAGAGAAATGACTCCTGGCTGACAAAAATCCTTCACTCTGAACAAATCCTTCATAATGATAAAATTATAAGATACAATCGTAATACTTTCAAATCATACTTTTCAATTGGCACAAATTAAACTTTATATAAAATATAATTAAGTTAACAAATATTAAGAGTATTAAAAGAACATGGCAAGGAAAGCTTTAAAACAAATTAAGTATGATACCCTTGTAAGAGGGACAAATGATTTCATTCCTGTCACTTTTCTACGTCAAGTGTTTGTAGACCCTGAAACAGGGAAACCTCTAGAAGACCAAGATAACGGAGAATATGTTCCATTTAATCTAGAAGGCCGTGTTGTAATGATGACTGTTAAGAAAGCAGAGTATGATGGTGTCAATCCAGCTGATTCTCTAAATGGAGATGAAAGTCATGATGAACCATATATCACTCAGTGGAGAACAGAACTCAAAGATGAATCAACACCTTTAACTGATATTGATAGGTCTATTCAACGTGATCCTAAAGGTCCTTGGGATAAAGATTACTTATTTAGAATCTTTATTGATTGTGACGATCCAGGAGAAGGAACTCAGGGCCCAACAGATGATAGGTACCAATGGCAAAACAATTACCAAGGTATGTATGGAATGGATCCCGCTGATGGAAAAGTTGTATTTCGTATTACTAAGAAGATGACTATGATTCCACCAGGAACATATAACTTTGATATCAGAATGATGGAGAAAATGCACAAACAAATCGGTATGATTAGAGAAAGTCGTATTTTCGCTCCAATCTTTGGTTGCTTTGACATCCAAGGAACACCTACAAATCGTGGTACTATGTATGACTGGATTGATTTAACTAATACGGAGAAAGACGGTTAAATATGGCAAGTGAAATTATTACTCAATTAGTAAACGATTCTCAAACTCCATTGGTTACAACTCAAGGTTATAATGAACAGGTAGTTCTTTCCGTTCGTAAATGGGGAGACACTAGTGGTCCTCAAACTGGAGATGTAATTCTTGAACCAGATATGGCTAAAGAGTTTGTTCAAAACTTTGAGTATTATAAAGACCAAATGATTATCCACGATGGACGTATTTATCGTGCACGTTATGATTTTAAAGCTGGTCTTGAGTGGCACGAAAAGGATTGGGAAATTCTAGCAACTTCGACAATGACTAGAACCTTTGAACCTAATCAATATTACGATGAAAACACTGTTATTGAATATGACGGAGCTCTTTGGAGAGCAAAACACGCTTTTAACTCTACAGAGAATTTTAATGTAGCCAACTGGGATTTATTATTAACCCGTTCTTCAATTCCAGATTTTGTTCCAAATAGAATCTATCGTAAAGATGAAGTAATTATTAACGACGGTAAACTCTATAGAGCAAAAGATAATTTCAAAGCAGGTTCTACATTTGATAGAAATGACTGGTACGAAGAGTCCTATATGCAAATTGAGACTTTCCAACCAAACTATGAGTACCGCATCAATCAAATGATTTGGTATCAAGGCCAACTTTACAAAGCGAAGAAAGATTTTACTTCAGGTTCAAATTTCAACATTACAGATTGGTCTGTAGTAGGTATGAATACAATTGCAGAAATCTGGCAAGCAGGTCACTACTACGATGAAG